TTATCAGTCCAGTTACGCATGTAGTCTAACGCTTCCTGTATTGAAGTGAAGTTGGCGAAAGCATCGAAGCTACCATTACGGTGCATGTAAACTCTGAAGTTATGTGTCATTTTAATCATGTCGTTGTTTCCTTTGTTGTTTGTATCGTTGTTTGTCATGTCTGTATTATATACTATGTTGCTGTTGTTGTCAAGGGTAATCTTGTTATTATTATTATTATTTGTCATCTTTTTTTATTACCTTTGTTTGTCTCTTAACTTCTTATGTCTTAAGTATACTATTATTATCGTCCATTGTCAAGGGTAAACTTAACTTTATTTATAAAAAAGGCGAAATACTTTTGCCGGGCCCCCCCGGTTGTCTTTTCAATGGTAAAGTAGACCCCAAGAATATAAAATGACATTCCTAAAAACTAAAGGGGGTGTTTTATCTTCAAAATCGCATCTACTTAGTTGTTTTGTTTTTTGCTAGGACCTTCGGACGAAAAGTAGACGCCTACTACGTGTGTCTTACCTAATCTACCCCGCTCAAGTGTAAGTAAATATGTGAGGAGAGTCCTCTGATTCGCCCTGATTCGCCTCAAATCGCCCTAAGTCGGGACGTACCAAGTCCATCTATACCTGTGAAGAACACTAGGTAATAGGTTGTGTCGGAAAGCAATTAGGTCTTTGGTGCGGGGTGAAATACTACGCTTATAAAAATTTTTCGACCTTCACAGTCCTAGGTTGTCATGGTGGGACAGTGCCTAGATTTTGTTTTGCCTAATCTCGGAGTGCTTGTTCACTCGCTTGTAACTTTCCTACCCAAACGGACTAAGGTGGCACGTCTTTCGACTACTTCAGCCCTATTAACCACTTTATACAAATATTTTTTGGATTCACGATGCTTTACAACCATCATCTTACCCTTATTTTAGCTAAAAATCGCCCTTATGCCAAAACCTTTTTGGAAAATCGCCCTAACCAGTGTATAATAGGTAGAACAGTTGCATTAAATCCTTAACAATCAGACTACTGGAACCAAACAATGAAAAAAGCAAAAGCAGGAAGTAAAAAACGCCCTCTCAAGTGCGAAACGTCAATGAGCTGTAAGGCAACAGCTTCATTAGAGGCTTCAGCAGCAGCAGATCTTGAGAAGGAAGACAAAAATCTACAGGAACTCTTAGATGACAATGATAAAACTGGTCCACTTTGCGATTAGTCCCGCCAAAATGGTGGACAATGACATCGTACTTAACTGTTGCTCCCTAGAAGACGTTGGTCACCCTGCGTTTTCACACAAAGGAGACGATGTTGAAGACTATTGTCTTACAAAGGCCGTACCTATTGGCCAAAGATTTCTCTATAAGGTAGAAATTCATAATTCTATCAATGGTTATATGGCGGACTGCGGTGTTGGCGTTCTCAAAAAGAGTAAAAAGAGCGTTATCTTAGAAAGACAGATCGCCCTCATGCAAATATATGACTCTGGCCCTGTTCCCGCACGGAGTCCCGAGGACTTTATGTGGATTGAACACAAAGATCCCCTCTGCATCACTACTTTCTATCCAGAAACCCTCAGTGAGGCTACTTTATTACCAAATACCCTTTGGTTCTCTGGCGGTTTGGCCCTACTAGAAGAAGGTGGCATTCTTTTATGGGATGAAGATAACCTTTCTCCAGCAAAACCCGAGAAAATACTAAAATTCTTATCAAAAAGCTCCGCTCAATTGTCTGTTGGCTCCCTACAAGTAAAGCCCGTAAAGAAAAGACCCACAAGGTCTAAAAAAGGAACTATTATATTTAATGAACTAACTGGACAATTTGAAGGATACGACGGAAAAAAATGGAGGAATCTAAATTGGGAGGATTAACATGAAAACACCAAAGAATATGACCGAACAAGAGGTCTTGGATCAAATAAAGATTGTTTGTAATAGGATTGCCCCTAGATATACATTCTATGGGTACACAGTTGAGGATATAAAACAAGAAGCCTTCATAATTTGTATGGAAGCCCTTAATAGATATGATGGAATTCGCCCTTTGGAAAACTTCCTGAGTGTAAATCTCTCTAATCGACTCAAAAACTTCGTTAGAGACAATCACTTTATCGGAAACGATAATGAAGACCGGCAGAAAGTAGCTCAACCGGCACAATTAGAATACGATGACAGCATCGTTGACGAGGATGGCAAGTATACAACATCTTATGATAAGATTCAGTATGAGGAAATGATTTATGCTATTAATACATTCCTTCCAGCAAATCTGAGAATGGACTACCTCAAGATGATTAATGACGTCTATATTACAAAACAGAGACGAGAAGAGATAGTTGATATTATCAAGGGCATTTTAAGGGAGCATGGATACCATGAAGAAGGGGCGGATCTCTAAAGAAGAAGAAAAATTCATTAGGGAAAATATAAATCTGAGCTGTGACCAACTTGCAACCGAACTAGACCGAGACCCAGACAGTATTCTCGGTTTTATTCAGAAAAAGGTTGCTAAGGGCGATCTCCCTATGCCTAATTGGTTTGGGGGAAACCAAGACGAAGAGAGGGCCTACTATGATCTCGCTCGTAGACCATACTGGGCAGACCTCGAACAGCAATTCACTGAAGGAGAGCTTAAACTTTTTCAGTATCACTGGGCAAGAATCATCTCCCAGTTCAAAGACGACGTAATCCCAACCGAAGAATTACAAGTTGTCGATCTTATCAAGCTAGAATTGCTCATGAACCGATCCTTGAAATATAACAAGGAGAATATAGAGCAGATATCAGCCCTAGAGGTGCTCATAGGCGTTGAGAGGCAACGCGACCTTGATCAGATGGATGCAGACACTGTATTTAACATGGAGCGTCAGGTGGCCTCTCTGAAGGCCTCACAGGAATCCCTAAACAAAGACTACAGAGAGTTGCAAACCAAAAAGAATTCTATGCTTAAGGAAATGAAGGCAACCCGTGAACAGCGTGTCAAGCGATTAGAGGATAGCAAGCAAAACTTCACAAGCTGGATGGCTTATCTCATTGGTAACCCAGAAGTTACGCGTGCTTATGGAATGGAAATGGAAAAAATGAAACTGGCTATGGAAAAGGAGAAGGAGAGGCTATCAGAGTATCATAAGTATAGTGATGAAACTGTTGATCAGCCATTTTTAACACCAGATACAACTAAGGGATAATTAGGAGAAGGATCAAATGAAGAAAGCAATAATTTTTGGCATAACAGGGCAAGACGGCAGCCACTTAGCTGATCTACTTTTGGAGAAGGGCTACCATGTCATCGGTGTCATCAGAAGAACTAGCAATGACAGCACACCCAGAATCAAGCATGTACTTGACAATCCAAGTTTTGAGCTGATTCAAGGAGACATTACCGACGCACACAGTGTTATTCAGATACTTAAAAAACACGCAAGTGTAGATGAAATCTATAATCTAGCAGCACAGTCACACGTCGCTGTGTCTTTCAAACAACCTGCTCTCACTTGGGATATCACGGGTAAGGGGTGTCTCAATATATTACAGGCGATGTCAGACCTAGATATAACTCAAGCAAGGTTTTATCAAGCCAGTTCTAGCGAAATGTTTGGCTCCTCTTTTGATACAAAACTACCATTTGCGGACAATAAGGGTACGCAATCCGTAGAAAAATATCAAGACGAAGAAACAAAGTTTTTACCGCAATCACCATACGCCATTGCTAAATGTGCGGCACACTACATGACTAGACTTTTTAGAGAAGGATATGGGTTCCATGCTAGTGCCGGTATACTTTTTAATCATGAAGGACCAAGAAGGGGAGAAAATTTTGTAACGAGAAAAATAACAAAGTGGATTGGAGACTTTGTAAAATGGAAAATGCTTCACGGGGATGAGCCAGATCTTTCTGACCTTACTTTCTCTGAAGACGATGTTCATATACACCCAAAAGCAGCAGGGGGAGTATTTGAGGCCAAGTTTCCGAAGCTTCGCCTAGGAAATCTAGAAGCGTTTCGCGATTGGGGATACGCAGGAGATTATGTAGAAGCGATGTGGTTGATGTTGCAGCAGGATGTCCCAGACGATTATGTTATCTGTACCGGAGAAACTCATACAATTCGAGAGTTCTTAGATGTCGCATTTAAATGTATTGGAATCAATGAATGGGAAAATTTTGTGGTTGTAGATAAAGAGTTTTACAGACCAGCTGAAGTGGATTATTTAAGAGGCTCTAATGCCAAAGCCAAGGAACAGTTAGGCTGGGAACCAAAACACTCTTTTGAAGATTTAGTTAAACTGATGGTAGATCATGATACAAAATGAAAATCTATATGGTACAACTAGATTGCTCCCTAGTGATGGGTAGACTACGAGAATTTAATTTACGAGAGTTCAATTCCGAATATCCTATACTTTTTACCGAAGCGGCAGATCCCGACGAAGCTTGCTATTTAACCTATTGTAAGTTTTCCGAGATCATACTCAAGCAAGACGATAGCGTAGAGACGGCACTTTTAATTAAATCTCTTACGAGAGACATTAGAATAACAAAGGTTTACTGTAAAGATGAGAAGAAATTATGACGACCCGATCTACAAAGATTGGAGAATGAAGGTAAAACGCCGAGACAAGTTTACCTGTCAAATGCCAAGATGTAAGTCTAAGAAGAGACTGCAAGCTCACCACATAACAAAGTGGGCATCAGCTTCATCCCTCAGATATGAAACCGATAATGGCATTACGTTATGTTACTCCTGTCATAAACAGGTAACCGGACACGAAAATATTTATGAGAATTTATTCAACGAAATAGTGAGAAAGAAAAATGCCTAAAGCACCCGCATACACAGTCATTAAAGATACTAGAGAGCAAGAAGGTTACACCTTTGAGAGGTTTAGTGGTAGATACCACCAGTGCAACGGAATGGTTGTCAGAAAGCTTGACACTGGAGACTACTCATTAGAAGGTCTTGAGGACAAGATTTGTATTGAAAGGAAAGCTAGAGTTTCCGAATTGGCAATCAACCTTGGTAAAGACAAACGCAGATTCATGGCCGAAATCGAAAGAATGAAAGAGTTCCCCTTTAAATTCCTCGTTCTGGAGTTCACCTTAGCAGATGTGATGGATTTTCCCGAGAGATCAGACATACCAGAGGAGAAGTGGAGTTCCATCGTCATTACTAATAAATACATGCTCAAGATGCTAATAGAGTTCCAGATGTATGATGATATCCATGTAATCTTTTGTGGCAATAGAAAAAACGCAAAACTTGTAGTTTCCAGTATTCTAAAAAGGATAAACGAGTATTATTCTATAGGGAGAAAAAAGTGAGTGTCAATATAGATACAATATCTGATATTAATACCTATGGAGTTGATGTTGCAAATAGGGAAATATATCTACACAGTTACATCGCCAACAGTGAGGATGACCCTGGTATTGATTACAAAATGTCGGCTTCTTTTTATAAGAACCTTCGCATACTAGACACGACTAATCATGACCCAATCATTATACATATGAGCAGTATCGGAGGCAACTGGAACGACGGTATGACCATTTTTGATTCGATTACCGCTTGCCAGTCTTATGTAACGATCATTGCTTACGGACAAGCGGAGTCCATGAGCAGTATAATATTACAAGCGGCTGACAAGAGAGTGTTGACACCAAACGCGTATTTTATGTGCCACTTTGGTTCTAGCGGTTATTCTGGAGCCTATTTAGATTTTCAGAAGAGTGCAGAGTTTGAAAAGAGACAAACAGAAAAGATGTTGGACATATATACAGATTCCTGTATATCTGGAAAGTACTTTAAGGAGCGTTATACAGAACCTTCCCACGGTAAGGTTAAAAGCTTCCTTAAAAGAAAATTTAAAGAGGGGGACTGGTATCTAGACGCCAACGAGTCTGTGTACTATGGTTTTTCAGACCAAGTACTTAGCACAAGGAAATGTATTAATATTAACAGCTTAAAATAAGGCTGTAATGCTAAGGGGTATATAAATGGAAAGCAATTTAAAAGATATAAACGAAGCTTGGCTGAATTTAGATGTAAGCGATACCGAATTATTAAACCCATTTGATCTCGTTAACTTTAATGATGACGACTATCACTATAGAACTCTATGGCTAATGACTAGGCCAGAGTACTTCTCTTTTTTATGTAAGCACATATTCAATATAAATATATTACCGTCGCAAGGGCTCTTTTTATGTGAAATGTGGGATAGAAGATTTCCCATGCTAATTGCTAGCCGTGGTTTTGGTAAGTCATTTATTCTATCCTTATATGCAATGATCCGTGCGTTGTTAATACCCGAGAGAAAAGTAGTGGTGGTGGGTGCTGCTTTTAGACAGTCTAAAGTTTTATTCGAGTATATGGAAACAATTTGGAATAACGCCCCAATACTTAGGAGTTTATGCGATGGTAACAGTGGGCCAAGACGAGATGTTGACCGATGTGTTATGCGTATAAACAAGTCTCGTGTAACGTGTCTTCCTCTAGGCGATGGACAAAAAATTCGTGGACAACGTGCTAACGACATCATAAGTGACGAATTTGCATCAATTCCTAGGGATATCTTTGAGACTGTGGTGGCTGGTTTTGCCGCTGTTACACACGACCCCATAGATAACGTAAAGAAAGCTGCCGCAAAGAAAAGGGCAGGTGAACTTGGAATATCTCTGGAATCTGACGAAGACGAAATATCTAGTAGCAAGAACAATCAAATAATACTTTCAGGAACCGCTTACTATGATTTTAATCACTTTGCTGCGTACTGGAAGAAGTGGAAAGCTATAATAAACAGCAAAGGGCGAGAGTCTAAATTAAGGGAGGTTTTTGGTGGGGATGATCCACCTAAAGATTTTGACTGGACAGATTATTCCGTAATCAGGGTTCCTTACGAGCTTTTACCAGAAGGCTTTATGGACGCCGCACAGGTCGCCAGATCAAAAGCCACAGTTCATGCTGGTATTTATCAAATGGAGTTCGGGGCGTGCTTTACACGCGACTCTCAGGGGTTTTTCAAGCGTACACTGATCGAGTCCTGTGTTACAGACGAGATGTATAACGACAAGCAGCCAATTAAAGACTCTCAAGGGGAGCTTATAGCATTCCCCGCGAAATTAATGGGCGATTCAGATAAGGCATATATTTTCGGCGTTGACCCAGCGTCAGAAGTAGACAATTTTAGTATAGTTGTCTTAGAGCTACACAAAGACCACAGAAGAATAGTTCATTGCTGGACAACCAACAGGTCGGAACATAAGGAAAAGGTTAAAAGCGGATTCTCAAAAGAAAGCGATTTCTATGCATACTGCTCAAGGAAAATCAGAGACCTCATGAAAATATTCCCATGCGTACACATATCAATGGACGCTCAGGGCGGGGGTATTGCGGTTATGGAGTCTCTACATGACTCAGACAAGATTAAGGACGGAGAGCTACCCATTTGGCCCACGATAGATGAAGAAAAAGAAAAAGACACGGACGACGAGAGAGGTTTGCATATCCTAGAAATGTGCCAGTTCGCCAAGTATGACTGGCTTGCCGAAGCAAATCACGGACTAAGAAAAGACTTTGAAGATAAATCAATTCTTTTTCCAATGTTTGACTCTGTTACCCTTGGTATTTCTAATGCTGAGGACGGCTTAAAAGGCCGAATGTACGACACCCTCGAACAATGTGTCATGGAGATTGAAGACCTCAAAGACGAGCTGACAATGATACAGATAACTCAAACCGCTAGCGGTCGAGACAAATGGGACACTCCAGAAACCGTCATAGGAACGGGCAAAAAGGGTAAGCTCAGAAAAGACCGTTATTCCGCTTTAATCATGGCGAATATGGCTGCTAGGACTTTAGCCAGAATGCCAGAAGCATCAGCCTATAATTTTTACGGGGGTTTTGCAACCGTATCCAAAGAATTGAATACTAAAGGAAACCCATACTCCGGCCCAAATTGGTTTACGGACGGTATGGACGGAGTTTACTAAGTTTTTGTGTATAATTAATTAACAATCCAATTACAATCCAACTGTTTGACAGGAAACGCTCATGTCCAATGACTCTTTTATAACTTGGAACGACAACGATAGCTCTGGTAAGGCCAAAGCCTTTGAAAAATTCTCAGAGTCGATAGAATCTTACGACGGAGTTGGTCGTGCTAATCATAGGAGTTTTCTAGACATAGAGTCGAACAGGTCTGCAAGACCTGGGTTTACTAGTCAGGATTATTACGCCTTTAGACCAGAGGAGCAGGTTCCTCGTAAGCAAAAACGCATTATAAAGATGTGTATGGATGCATATGACAAGGTTGGTATCATAAGGAACGTAATTGACCTAATGGGTGACTTTGGGAGTCAAGGCATAGACGTGGTGCATGAAAACAAAAGCGTTGAGAAGTTTTTTAAGCAATGGTTCAAGAAAGTAGAGGGGAAAGAAAGGTCTGAAAGATTTTTAAACAACCTTTATCGCACCGGCCAAGTTTTTACCTATAAAAGTTACGCAAATATAACTCCTGATATCAAAAAGTACATAAAATCTCTTGGTCAAGACATAACTGTAGAAGTTCCGTCTTTTGACAGCTCTGTCATACCTTGGAGGTATAATTTCTTTAACCCGCTAACAATTGACGTGAAGGATGGCGACATTAGCCTATTCCTAGGTAGAAGGAACTTTCAAATTCAAGCTGGCTCCTTTTTTGACAATTTTAAGGATGGTGCAATTCCAGCTAAAATCCTTGAAACTCTACCTCCCAACGTTAAGACGGCGATTCAGAGGGGTGATAAAAAAATTGTACTAGATCCCGAAAGACTCTCTGTCTGTTACTACAAAAAAGACGACTGGCAACAATGGTCGCACCCGCTAGTGTATGCTATCCTTGACGACATTATAATGCTAGAAAAGATGCGGCTTGCCGACCTGTCTGCGTTAGACGGTGCTATTTCTAATATCAGACTGTGGACTTTAGGTAGTCTAGACCACAAGATACTTCCCAACAAGACGGCTATTAACAAATTACGTAATATCCTAGCTAGCAATACTGGGGGAGGCACAATGGAGCTGGTTTGGGGGCCAGAATTAACCTATACTGAATCAAATAGTCAAGTATATAAGTTCCTTGGTTCTGAAAAATACCAGTCCGTACTTAATAGTATCTATGCCGGTCTTGGCGTGCCTCCGACCTTAACGGGAATGGCAAGTAATGGCGGTGGATTTACAAACAACTTTATTTCACTCAAGACTTTAGTTGAAAGACTTCAGTACGGAAGAGACCAGTTAACCAAGTTTTGGGAAAAAGAATTAGAGTCTGTTAGAAAAGCTATGGGCTTTAGAAAACCAGCACATGTAGTATTTGATCAAATGAGCTTGTCAGATGAAACCGCTGAAAAGAACCTGCTAATACAGCTAGCAGATAGAGACATAATTAGCCATGAAACCATACTAGAAAGATTTAAGGAAGTTCCGTCTGTCGAGAAAATGCGTCTCAAAAGAGAACAGAAGGAACGAGACAACGACGCCTATCCAGATAAAGCTAGTCCGTTCCATAATGCTAACCATAAGCAGGAGATTGAAAAAATAGACAAACAAGCCAAGGTTAACAAGATAGAGAAGGACTCAAAAGAGTCAAAAGAGGTTAAAAAAAATGGACGACCTCCTTTCAAACAAGACGAAAAACCGCGGAAGAAAAGGGTCGATGGCCCTAAGTCTAAACCGGGTTTGGCGGACATGATTGTCTGGACATCTACAGCCTTTGATTCTCTTTCTTGTATTTCTAAGGCCTACTTAGGCACGAAGAACAAGTCAAACATGCGTCAGTTAACTAAATTTGAGTCGATAGAACTAGAAGATCTTAAGATACAAGTACTAGGTAACTTAGAACCTATGACCCAAATTACTGACGATACCATCTTTAACGCCCTAGACTCAAGCCAAAAAACACCGCTAGACTTTAAAAAGACATTAAAGGCGGCTAAAATATCTCCCGACACAATGACGATGGGTGCATACAAAAAGGCTGTAGTAGCTGCATTTGTTGAGTACTTCTTTTCATAAAAAGACCCTTTTTCTTAAAATTTTATTTTTTTTGTGTATAATTGTTTGAGGTTAACTAATGACTATAAAAATCTTCCAAAGAGAAATAGACGACGGCGTTGGAGAGCTTGTCAAAAGCACTGCCAGTGTTGCGTATTTTTCAGAAGCTACAATACATAAAGCCCCCGTAGAGGGAGCAAAAGAATCTATTGAAGATCGAGATGTTTTAGATAAGATTCTTGCTGAAAACAAAGACCAGATTGATTTACATTATCTAGAATCTGTCTTGGTTTCTACGGGCTGGAACAAAAACGATGACGTGTTTTTAAACGAGGCCACTTGGTCTGCTAGGAACACTCCTGAAGACAAACAGTTTAACTTCATGCACGACGAGAATGATATTATCGGTCACATCACCGGTAGCTACGTGCTAGATAAAAACGGAAAATCTGTTGCTGACGACGAGACTATGCCGGAAGAGTTTGATATTATAACTCAAGCGGTTATTTATAATAGTTGGATTGAACCAGAGAACAGAGAGCGGATGAGTAAAATCATAGCCGAAATAGAAAAAGGCGAATGGTTTGTTTCCATGGAGTGCCTTTTTTCTGGTTTTAACTATGCCTTAACCGGCTCAGATGGCAAAAAGACGCTTTTAGCCAGAAGCGAAGAGTCCGCATTTTTAACAAAACATCTCAGAGCCTATGGTGGTTCTGGGGAGTACGAGGGTTACAAGGTGGGGCGTGCTCTATCTAACATCTCGTTTTCCGGTAAAGGATTGGTTTCCAAACCCGCCAATCCCAGAAGTGTTATACTAAACAGTAAAAGCACAGCACAATTTAATGTAACAGGGATGAATTCTAAACTTTCTATAGTAGGAGATCTTAATATGTCAGATTCAACACTGTTGGAAAAACAGTTAGCCGATTTGCAGACTGAGCTTGTTGAAGCTAAGACTGAAAACGAAGCTATTAAAGCAAAGATTGAGGAAGCAAAAGACGCAGAAATTGCTTCCAAAGTCGAAGCTTTTGAAGAAGAAACTGCTGGTCTAGAAGAGACCATTAAAAACCAAAAGGCTAACATTGCCGAACTTGAAGATTCTTTGGCCCAACAGGCAGAAGAGCTTACCAAGGCAATTAATTCCTTAGAAGAGCAAAAACAACGAGAGAGACAGCAAAAACGTCTGGCTAGCCTTATTGAGGCAGGTTTTAATGACGAAGAAGCAGAAGAGTCCCTCGATCTTTACTCAGCACTTAGCGATGAAGCGTTTGACGCAATCGTTGCCAAGTTTGACTGGTTCGATAAGAAAAAGAAGGACAAAGACAAAGATAAAGACAAAGACAAGGATGCTAAAGCTGAAGACGTCGAAGACGTTGAAGAAGCTGAAGAAGCTGAAGTTACGGCGGAGGCTTTTGAGGAATTAGAATCTTCTGAAGCAACATTGGTTGAGTCCGAAGAAGTAGACGAACTCGAAACGACCAGAGCGAACGTTGCTGACTGGTTTGCTAATCACGTACTTTCTACCAAATAAGTAAATCATAATCCATAAAGGAGATTTAAAATGGCTCTTAAAGCAGATAGATATGAAGAATCAACAGATATCAGCTTCTTCTCTTCGTCCACAGGCGTTAGAGGAATGGTTGTGTGTTTGGACGCTGCGGCACTTGCGGGTGCTTCAGGGGCAGGCATGGATCAGGGTGAAAACACTGTTTCGCCACAAGCAGCTGCTGTTACAGATATTCCCGTTGGCATTATTCTTAATGATGTTGTCAACAAAGATTTAACCAGAACGCACCTGAATCAATTTAAAGATGAAGTTCAGTTGGGCGGCAAGGTTACTGTTATGACTCGTGGGTGGGTTGTAACTAATAACGTTACCGGCACTCCTAAGGCAGGCGATTTGGCCTATGCCTCAGAGACTATAGGTGAAGTTTCAACCGTGGCAGCTACTGCCGCCGGTTCTGGAAACTTGGCTCTTGGTCGTTTTATGTCCCGTAAGGACGCCGACGGTTACGCTAAAGTTTACATTAACCTTCCTAATCACGGTGCATAAGCCAATAACTTAAAGGAGTTATATCAATGTCATATACAGAAAGACCTAGCGATGAATTCATCGCACTTCTGAAGAAAACTGGCGACAGTGATCAAAATGTAGCCTATGCTGCACAACGTGAATTCGCTAAAGCCTTAGAACTTCCCCTTCGCAAGGGAGTTTTGTTGGGAAATATCCTTGGTGATATTTTTGAAACCATCAATGTCGAACCGGGTGCCTCTACCGAGTATCCGCTTGACTTAATCTCCCCAGGTCTTGAAGGCGAACACGTTGCCTATACAAATCCTGGGCACGGCCGTGTTCCTGAGAGAGCAGTAGAAAGTGACTATGTGTCAATTCCTACTTACAGCATTACAAGTAGCATTGACTATTTGCTTCGTTTTGCTCGTGAAGCTCGTTGGGATGTGGCTGCTCGTGCTATGCAAGTTTTGGAAGCTGGCTTCGTGAAGAAGATGAACGACGACGGGTGGCACACATTACTTGCTGCTGGTGTTGATCGTAATATCTTGGTTTACGATGGCGATGCTACCGCTGGCTTGTTTAGCAAGCGACTTGTTTCTCTGATGCAGACTGTTATGCGTCGAAATGCTGGTGGTAACACTGGTTCTGCCAATCGTGGCCGTCTAACAGATCTTTACGTTTCTCCAGAGGCATTGGAAGATGTTCGAAACTGGGGTCTGGATCAAATCGACGAAGTAACTCGTCGAGAAATTTACACCGCAAGCGAAGGTGGTGCTCCAATCACCCGAATCTTTGGTGTAAATCTTCATGATCTAGATGAGCTTGGAGAAGGTCAAGAGTATCAAACGTTCTTTACTGATGGATTAGGCGGTGCCGTTCAGGCTTCTGACCTTGAGTTAGTAGTTGGCCTTGATCAATCGTCGAAAGACAGCTTTGTCATGCCAATGAAACAGCAGTTGGAAGTGTTTGAAGATCCTGCTCTCCATAGACAACAACGTGTTGGCTTCTACGGATTTGCTGAAATTGGATTTGGTGTCCTTGATAATAGACGTGTTATCTTAGGTTCCCTCTAATAAAGTAGTTAACTTTCTACTTAGAGCCATTCTCGTATTAACGGGGGTGGCTCTTTTTTTGTGTATAATAGAATGTAATTCGCGTTTTACAGCAGGATTTTAACAAAGGGGAAAATACCTTATGACAGCTTTATCAGATTATTTGGAGTCGGGATTGCTCCACCACATCTTTAGAGGGCAAGATTTTAATAAACCTAGTGGTGTAACTATTGCTCTCTGTAGTGGTGTCCCAAGCGAATCTGACACGGGTGAAACTATACCCGAGTTGCCAGCAGCCATAGATGGTGTAGATACTGGCTATAAAAGATACGTATTAGGACGACCCAATGACTCATCTGGCGGAACTGCCAGTGGTGATTTTTACTGGACGTATAATATAGACGACCACAATGCAGGAAGCGGGCTAATAAAAAATAGCAGTACACTTATCTTTTCTAATGCTTTAGTAGACTGGGGATGGGTCTCTGGGATTGCCGTTTGCGATTCTGGAGAAATCGGCTCAGGAAACATGCTTATGTATACAGAACTAAACAACCCTAGAATTATCTACAAAGGGGACTCAGTAAAGTTCGACTCCTCCACATTACAAATTAGCTTTAAATAGGTTAAACCATGATTTTAACAAAATCAGAGTATCTTAGCTCTATAAATGCACTTCTTCCAGATAATTCCACCCAAGAAATCTCCCCCCTTGACCTTAGAACAAGTTTAACACATATTGTCGATTCCGTCCATAATTTTTTGGACGAAAAAGAGATAAATACCCTAAACTTTTCTAGTCCAGCTACGAGAACAACAAAGGGCGGTGACCACGCACTTAGCAACATGTCGCTGGCGGGAAGATCTAGTGTAGATAACTCTGCTTTTGGATATGCCTCGTTAAGAGGTAATTACAATGGGGTAGAAAATACCGCCATTGGCTCCCACTCTCTTTCTTGTAACCTGTTTGGGAGTAACAACACGGCGGTTGGTTTTCAGGCATTAGCTGGTAATACAGATGGGTCTGGCAACGTGGGGATAGGTAGCTACTCCCTAAACAATGGAAAAGAGGGCGATTTTAATATAGCCATTGGTCACGGTGCTGGATATTATATCGGGAAAAGCGATAACTATAAGTTTTATTTAGGTTCCTTTGGTATTGGCTCTGGTGACCTGTGTGTTGATGATATACCGGTAACAATCGGTGATGCACCCCTTCTCTTTGGTAACTTAGACCCTTCTAGTCATCAGTTGGGAGTTGGGGTTAACGTCCTACATAATTACGGGATGGTTCAGGTTTCTGGAGATATTTCTCCCTCTATTAGTGGTTCTTTTTCTCTAGGTAAAAGTCAATACCCGTGGAACTCCATTAACGACGAAGTCTTCTTTTCTGGCGGAGCTGTTGGCATTGGTGGTCAACCTTCCGGTGTAGCACAAAACGTGGCCGATGGAAGACTTACCGTCTATGGAGATTTAGTACCCAGTCTAGACGAGAGATATGCTCTAGGTCACCCAAATCTGAAGTGGGATGCATACCTAAACGATGTAATCGTTAGCGGTAACCTAACAGTTAATGATCTACAATACACAACAATAAATCAATGCTTGTATGACTGTAAAACCCTACACTTGGCGACTAGCGGTTTTTGTGACCCCACCGACGAGGGCTTTCACAACTCTGCTGTGTGTGGATTTCTTGATGATACTTCCTTAGACGGTGCTGGGTTAGAAGTACATTCTAGCGGTGCGACTTACCGTAGAGATTACAGATTTATTTACAGATACCCAGACCCCGCACTAGACTGCTTAGATGTAGATGATCCGTTTTCACGTTCAAGGTGGGAATCAAATATTTCCCTTGAGCTAGAAAGCGGAAAAGCCCTTATTGGCGAAAGAGTTCTGGGTAGAAATAAATTAGCAAATGTTATTCAAAGCGGATGCATGGGTATCTTCTTAGAGCCACACGAAGTATCTGGCCAAAGAGTTATTGTAGGACAAGAGTCACACGTAAATAACAACTATACAACGCTTCAGGATGTAAACTTTATTTCTCGCTCTGGAACGCACCTTGGTGCTGATGGTAACCCTTCAGGTTATAATCACTCTATTATGCACGGGACTGTTGACTCAGGCGTCAAGATTACCCATCGGTTAGCAAGTAGAATTAAAACCTCCTTAGGTATCCGTGGCTTTAGTATCGTTTATCACGATGAATTTGATCAGGAATAAATAAATGAAAGATAGACTATCAATACATGTAGACAATGGCCAATCTGGAGTATTTGAGGCCGTTTCTATACTCAGAAATGGTGGCACCACGGCTCAGTCCGGCCTTGTTGGCATTACAAATATAGTTCACGCCTCCGGAGAAGCCCCTATTCTTCCAGAGACAATACTTAACATACAGTCTTCTGGGAATTCTGAAGTTCGGTTCTCAAGTGGGCCATCTAAATTCTACCGAAGCAGTTTAGAGTTGATTAGCAATGGTAACACCAGAGCCTCTGGTTTGCATATTAGCTATGATCCAGAACTGGATGACGCTTTTATTGTTCATGATGACGACCCGGGATATGGCTTTGAGCCGCAAGTCAACCCAGATAGTTTGGATAATACAGTTGTTGATTTTTCTTTAATCAGACCTAGCGGTACAGAGGGGATGGAATTTTCTTGGCTGTCCGTTTCCGAGCGTGGATATGTAGCGGTTGGTCAGACAAGGGCACATAAAGCTAGACACTATCACCCCAACGCTCCTCTAACAATTGTTTTTGCCTCTGACGGACATGCAGATAGCGGTACACTTTCTATGCATGAACAGTCTACCTCACCGGCAGACCATAGTGCGTTTGGAAAAATGTATGTTAAGCCGTTTACCACGGGTGGAAAAACCCAAGCTATTTACTTTAAGGACGACGGGGGAAATGAAACCAATCTTATTTTATCCCAAGACCTAGAGCCCACAAACTCAGTACATGGACTTATTTGGGGTGATGAGCATGGAAATTCTTACGGAGGATGGCATACTCCTTGTGAGAGGGTTTCCCAAAGCGATCAAACGCAGAATACATATTACGGCTGGGGTGCGGGTTTTAATATTCCCTGCACTGCTGGTACGTCATCTGACAACACACTTATAGGTTATTTAGCAGGGAGCGGCTTAGGGTCTCCCAGTACAAGCAACACTATCATAGGCTGCAAAAACCTTTCTGATTTTACTTCGGCCAACAAAAACATCATTCTGGGTGATAATAATGTAACCGGCGGAAATGGTGGCTTCGGCGGAATGGATGAATCTATTCTAATTGGTCGAAATCTATACTTTGGCGGTGTGCCTGATGATGGAACGCTTGCTATAGGGTTTGGTGGTGCTTCAGTTGCAATACCGGGTGGCTTCACAACTCCCCTTGTCTCTGGGTTATTGATTGGTTCTAACAGGCTCTTCTCAATTAATGACGCTACATTCTCTGTTTTAGATACTAGCGACTCAGAGTTCTCTATAAGTCACGAATTCGATAATCCATATTCTAGATTTACCACCATCTTTGATATTATAGACTACTCTAAGGGCGGCAGTAGTTACGGTGAGAACAACTTTAAATTTAACTTTTCTAATGAGGATGGCCTAGCGAACACCCTATTCCAATTAGACCCTCGGGGTGGAATCATGTCCAACTCTCCGTCTTACGAGTTACCCGTAACGACGACTCCGTTTGCACAGCTAGAGGGCGACTTTAAACTACGTGGAGCCTTAAGGTTCCAAGACGGAACTTCGCTTTCCGGTATATCTGATTTTGAGTTAATTCCGATTGTTGCCACCTCTGGCGTAGCCAAGAAGGTACAAGGTAGTAAAAATTATATTGTTTTGGATCTCTCAGAACTTCCCCTAGCTGGTGCTGTTTCAAGCAATATCTTAACGAGCAATACCTATATTCCAGCACAACTAGAGGGTACAGATTCAAGCCTAGTTGGTAAAGTTTCGCTACAAGGCTTGGCCGACTACGTTGGTAGTGGTTTTGCTAGTGTCGCTGAAAATTGCAATGTTCTATTTGCAAACCCCGAAGCGGAAGTAAATATTAACACGGCTACCAATGCTAGAACGGTCTTTATAGGGTGTGATGTTGCTCAGCAAGCCAGTGGGTGGAAAAATGCCGTTATTATAGGTGCTGACGCAGGTACGAACGCAAGCACCTCAAATCCGACGCTTACGGCCGATACGGCAGTGGTTTTCATTGGTCACAAAGCTGGCACAAATGCGGACAACATTTCAAATTCAATTTTCATCGGTGAAGATGCCGGTTCAGAGGCGGCCGGTTCTGAAAAGTCTATCTTCATAGGGCCTAATGCTGGTCAATATACCACTAGCAATAATTCTATAGGCCTAGGTTTCAACGCCCTGCGTGGCAGTGAAACAACCGCAGTGATCGAAGATGCAGCAAACAACATCGAAATAGTTGCAGGAAAGCTCGACAGTCAAAGGTTAATGTTTGAGCAAACCCTGTCAGATAGGTTAAATATACAAAATACTATTGCTGGACGTACTGATCACAGAAACGTTTCCATTGGGGATGCACGACTTACTCCCACCGCACCGTTAGAAGTTAGAAGAGATAGTATTATCCACGCTTCTAATGATAATGATTATGTCCAAGCTTGGTACTGTGATGATACACTGGTTGCTAGCTTGGATTGTGATGGTAACCTTGTGTCTACTGGTGGTGGAGGGGGCATGTTCGTAGAGGGAACATTGGCTGGTACCTTAACCGCTGGTAGTCTAGCTACCGCTTCTACACAACAGCTTAACATTTACGAGGCGGGTGTTAGCAAGGGCACCACCGTTACTATTTCAAATAGAGATGCAAACCTAACGGCCATTGCGGGAACTTTTGTTGTAGCTATCAAGATTGGAACTGAATACAGGCCAACTTGGGTAAGCTGTTAAGGAGCTATTAATGGGAAGGCCAAATACATGTCAGACTTGTTGCACAGACCTGCCTGACGATCCGCGACCAGCTTCTGAGTGCGAGACGCTTATCTGTGTAGCTCTCATTGATGAAAACGACAAGGGCAGGACTACATTTGAGGCAAAAATGATCAAATGGATAGAAGCTTATCCAAACAGACTTCTTTTTGTTATGGACGTTACCGGTGGTAATATGTACTATCCTAGCAGTTTTATAGCTTATGATAAGGCGTTTTCTTATTTTCGTAAAACGGGGAATAAGGTCATTAGGGATCAGGGTGAGACACCCTACTCAGACGTGTGGGCCCAAATTACCTCAATGGTAAACGCTTCATCTACTGCTATACAAAACCTTTTCTCCGCAGCTAAAGAGGTCAGCATATTTACCGATAATTCAGGTAGCATGACAGCCCCCCAAGTCTCGGGGGCTGTTGCACTGTTAAAAACCGAAATTGTGGCTGATGGAAAAAGGGTGGTAGGTAGTATCACAAATAAATCAGAGGATGTGATATGCCCCTTTGTCTTGGAGCAGTGTTGCACCAGTGAGGCTGCGAGTGATTTACGTGTATTATGTGGTCTTGATGCGTGCTCGCCTACGACTTTGCTGTGGGGGCTTCAACCCAACGGGGCTTTTGTTGTTGATGACCCTTGCCCCGCGAACTCCACGGAGGCGTGTGAGTCGTGTCCAGATTTAAAATATGCCGACCATACAGTAATTTATAGAGCTTATGTCAAAACGGCGGATGGTCAAATACTTGATTACCCAACAATCAACTATACTATTCAGGCAAGAAATTCAAGCGATGATGATTGGCAAGATATTTACGGCCTACCAGACGGCCTTAGTAATGCTGAACAATCCTTCGATACACTATTAGAGTCTTGGGGGGGTGGTGGTTACGCGTGGCAAAAGGTTGGGGATGATATTGACGGCGAAGCGGCCTTTGATTCTCATGGATACTCTGTTTCTTTAAGTAGCGATGGTAATGTAGTGGCCATTGGGTCACCACAGCTAAGTTCCCAAGGCGACAATGATGGGGTTGGGTATGTGCGAGTGTATGATTGGAGCGGGAGTGCGTGGGTTCAGAGGGGCAATGATATTGAAGGCGAGGCGGATGACGATAGGAGTGGATACTCTGTTTCTTTGAGTAGCGATGGTAGTGTAGTGGCGATTGGTGCCCCCTTTAATAATGTCAGTGGTGTTACCATCACTGGGCATGTGCGAGTGTATGCTTGGAGTGGAAGTGCGTGGGTTCAGAGGGGTAATGATATTGACGGCGAAGTGATTGGGGATTTTAGTGGGGAAAGTGTTTCTTTGAGTGGTGACGGAAACATAGTGGCCATCGGAGCAAGTTGGAATGATGGAACTGACAATGCTGCTGGGCATGTGCGAGTGTATGATTGGAGCGGGAGTGCGTGGGTGCAGCTTGGCAATGATATTGACGGCGAAGCGAAGCACGATTTTAGTGGACGCTCTGTTTCTTTGAGTAGCAATGGCCAATTCGTGGCGATTGGTGCCCCAGACAACGATCCAGTGCCAGAGGAATACCCAGCAGGGCATCACCGCGGGCATGTGCGAGTGTATGCTTTGATAGAAGCGGAGTGGGAGCAAATGGGGGCTGATATTGACGGGGAAGTCCAATGGGATAATTTCGGCTCCAGCGTCTCCCTGAGTGACGATGGTAATATAGTGGCGATTGGTGCCCCGGCGGCAAACGACTACAGAGGTAATGTGCGAGTGCATGATTGGAGCGGGAGTGCGTGGGTTCAGAGGGGCAATAATATTGACGGTGAAGCGTTGTCTAGGAATTATTTCGGAGCAGCTGTTTCTTTGAGTAGTGACGGAAACATAGTGGCCATCGGAGCCTACCTCCACAAACCGGGGCAGGTGGAAGTGTATACTTGGAGTGAAAACTCGTGGG